AAGAGCAATGGAAAGTTTATGTTCTAAACCACTCCTATACCCATGCTTTATAGCATCTCTACGTGCTTTATGAGGAGACACTATAGTAGTCTTCGCCAACCTGTAAAAGGATTAAACTCATATGAATCACTAGAGTATGAAACACCAAGAGCTTTCATTTCTTCTTTGACTGCTTCATCTGCTAGTTTCTTGGCTTCCATAGCTTCTCTCAAACCTTTCGTTCTCATTTCACGAAGAGTTTTTTTAGCTTCAACGAGTTCTTTCTCCATAGTTTCAATATCCTTTTGCAAGTCTTCCATTTTTTTTGAGTCTGTCATTATTTCTCCTTCCATATTTTTTGTGCCTCTTCTTTCATTTTACCATTCCACATCCATGAATCAAAATTAGGATAGACAAGAGAGGCTAACTCATGTTTATCATCACTGATAGACAAAAATTTCTGAATACTAAAAGCAACCTTTTTAAGTTGTTTCTTATAGACAGAAAGATTTTTAAGTGTAAACTTTTTATGCTCTTTTGGTGTAGCAAAAAATAAATCTACACTACTGTTTGGGTATGCCATAGAATATAATGCCATTTGTCTATTTTGTGCTTCTGTAGGTTTATAAGGCATTCTAGTTGATGTCTTTAAATCTACAATTTTATCTTTAAATCTAAAATCTATATAACCCATAATAGGAACAGGCATATCATCAAAAGGCACTTCAACTTTTTCTTGGTACTCTTCTAAATCTTTATAGTTAAAGTTTTTATCAATCACCTCACCAAATTTATTTAGTAAGTTCCTTTCTTTTTCTACTTTAACATCACCCAAATCAATCATTGATTCTGTACACATAGTCATAAATTTCATCTCTAATAATTTATAATCAAATGTTCCTGTTTCATATTTATTAGCTAAAACAGATTCTTGCACAATGCCTCTTACTGCACCTGCACCACTATTTGATTTAACTCTAAAGAGATACCTAGCTACCCACATAGGCATATCGCTTATGTAGGTATTAATACTGCTAGGTGACAAATAATTAATATTATGTACTTTAAATGGATTATTGCTTTTCATCAGTCTCTAGTTCTACATCAATGAATTGCTCTACAGTTTTTGCATCTTCTTCTGATACGTCTCCTTGACGTTCTGCAACCTGTTCATCCCATTTTCTAGTCACATTATCATTATGTGCCTTAATCCAATCTAAGAAATCTCCAAACATTTTATGGTCATCTTCAGATATTTCTGCTTTTTTAGTGTAGTCTACTTTCAAAAGAGGCTTGTAGTATTTTTCACCTGTGCCACTAGTGTAGTAATTTTCTGTATCATATAATTCTATAACATGTTGAAGAGGTAGTCTCTCCATTTTTAAGAATCTAGAAAATATGTCTCCCATATCTTTGTAAAGAATGTTACTTCCAATCTCCCATATAGTAGGAAACTTAGGTAATTCTCCCTTAACCTCTTTACCATCTACAAGTTTTACAGGTTTCTCTAACTCTAGAGTTCCAAAAACTGCCCTTTGTCTTTTAACAGCTTTTATTATAGCTTTAGTTTTTTCAGGTAGAGCCTGAAAGTCTTTCACATACCCTGTAGGTTTTCCACAATTAAAAGTTCCATAGTCATCTTTTAAATCTATATTTAGATTATCTGCCATTATAGTAGTAGAATATCTATTTATATCTTGGTAATATCTTTTGTACAAAAACCTTTGCAGAAAAGGTCTAAACTTAGCTTTCTCTGCATAGTAATAAGTATTTTCCTCTCCTACATTCTCAAGCAAAAGACTACCTGCTTTAACTAAAACCTTATCATCTCCTATTATAGGTTTATGTTGTATC